CTAGCAGTAGCTAATGCTGTTGCCGTAGCAGCATTACCAGTTGTATCTTGATTACCAGTAGCATTTACACCTGCAAGATTTATATTTGCCGATCCATCAAAACTAACGCCTCCAATATTTACGCTTGATGCAAACTTTGTTGCTGTTGCAGCATTGCCTGTAGTGTTTTGACTTCCAGCAGTGTTAACACCAGGAAGATTTATATTTGCTGATCCGTCAAAACTAACACCACCAATTGTTCTAGCAGTAGCCAATGTCTTAGCAGTAGAAGCAATATTGCTATTTGTTTGAACAGCATTACCCATCGAGGCATGAGATGAGCATTGATAATGCAATATCTGTGGAGTCGTATCTGAAACAACTATCTGCGTGTAAGCCCCAGCCGAACCAGCAGTACCGTTAGTAGTAACGCCTGTTGTATAAGCAGTTGTCTTATCTGCTTCTAAGTAGAAACGTAATGGATGACCTGAGTTAGAGTTATCTGCTTGATCAAACTTATATGTACGGCCTGGTGTAAGAGTTAAGAAAGGAGATTCTTTACCGTTAATTTTATATCCAGAACTGGAGCCAGTGTTGTAATACCTATGAGCACCAGTTTTTGATGCAACTGTAACTGTAAGTGTTTTTGTATTCCCTGTATAAGTTGCGTTTAAATTTGAAAATCCAACTAAAGCTCCATCATTAGTTAATGTTGCATCTCCTGTAAATGTTGGTGAGGAGGTAGACCCTGGATCAACCCAAGATAAAGTTCCTGATCCATTACTAGCTAAAACATAACCAGAAACAGCAGCGTCAGTAGCAGGAAGAGTAAGAGTAAAGCTACTTGCAATCGTGCCAGGTGATTGAAGAGCTATGTAATGTGAGCTATCAGCATCAGCAAATCTGACATCAGATTGAGCATTAAGAATTAGATTTCCAGTTAGCGTTCCACCTGCAAGAGGTAGTTTTGTTGAGTCAGTAGCAGAGTCAGCAGCCCACTCAAGAGTTGTGGCAGTTGATCCAGCTTTTAAAACTTGACCTGTTAAAGGAGAAGCCGCAGGTAAAGATATGGTGTAACTACTATTTGAAGCCTTATCAGTTGCACCTTTAATTCCTACATAATTACTTCCATTGCTACTAGCTTCAAAGAAACGAACTTCTTTATCGTTATCAATAAGAAGATCTCCTGTTATTTCATTTCCTGAACCAGCAGCTTTAGGCAACGCAGCATTGGCTGTAGCAGTTGTAGTTGTTAGTGCATCATTAACACCCTTAAGAGCATTTGCTGTTGCAGCTTGAATAGTAGAATTTGAAGTTGTGGTGTCATTTAATTGAACAGTTCCTCGAACTGAGGTAGTACCTTGTACAACCTTTGTTCCTGTTATTGCAGCCGAGCCAGATATATCACCATCAACAATTACGCCGCTTGCAATTGAAGTCAGGCCAGCATTATTTATGCTTATGTCTCCTGTAACTGCTACTGCTGTTGGCTCGTTAGAAGCATTACCAACAAGAATCTGAGCAGAAGTTAAGTCAGCTAATTTCGTAAACGCAATTGCAGCATCAGCGTGTATATCTACGTTCTGGATCGTGCCATTAGCAAGCATCGTTCCCGTAACAGTTCCAGTATCGTTATGTGTAATTACTGTTCCAGTTATGTCTGGCAACGTAATAACTTTGTCCGAGGTCGTTGGGTTGGCGACTGTTAATCTTGTTTCAAATTCATCATCACTTCCTGTTCCTTCAAAAACGAGACTTCCATTTACCCCAATTAAAACTTCGCCTGTAACTGTTCCGCCAGCTTTTGATAATTTTTCTGACTCAACTTCTTGTATTGCATCCTGCACATTGGTCGAACTGAGTTGACCAAAAGGTGTAAAGGTGATATTGCTTGCCACCTGACCAGCTACGGTCTGTGATAAATCAATCTCATTCCATGATGATCCAGCCGTATTTGTAACTCCAAGAATGTAATCAGGAGGAGCAAGAGCAACTACTGGGGCTGGAGCTGAAGGCGTTCCAGAGGTAGACACTACAACGTAAACACCGTCAGTAGTTGCAGAAGGTGTAGGTAAATTAGATCCAACAGCTAATCCAGCAGCAATACCACTTGTGGTAGTACTAACCATTTTTGAAGTCGTTGCATTAAAAGTACCTCCAAAAACCAATGAGCCTTTTGTTAAGGTGGTTATTGCCTGCCAAGCGTTTCCATCCCAGATAAAACAGTCTTCCGAAACAGTGTCGAAAAGTAACTGTCCATTGTACTGGGCTGTTGGATAAGATCCAGTTTGTTGAACTGATTGGAATAAAGCTGTTGACGTATTACTTAGTTTTGTTCCATCAATAGAATCTGTTCCGATCCTCGCTGCATCTATACTTCCACTTGTTATTTTACTTGCTGAAAGATTAGGAATTAAACTTTCTGTTAAACCTGCTCCCGATGTAATTACACCTTTTGAATTAACGACAACCGATTGATACGTTCCAGCATTAACCCCACTTGTTGAAGTCGTTAAATTACCAGAACCATCAACAGTTAAACCTCCTCCAGAAGTAATTTGAACTCCACCTTTTGCTGATGTCGTAGCTGTAGGTATATCTCCAGCAGCAAGAGTCGAACTACCTGTAATTTGACCTTGAGCGTTATATGTAACCTTAACTGCACCAGCAGTGTTAGCAGTAATGCTATTTGTAATTGATAATGCACCAGCACCAGTAACACTTAAACCAGCACCAACAGAAACACCACCAACTGCGGAAGTCGTAGCTTTTGGTAAATCACCTGCTGCAAGATCTACCGTTCCAGTAATTAATCCTTCTGCGTTATATGTAATTCCAGAACGTGTAGCAGCTCCACCTGAAACAGCATTATTAATGCCAAGATTGCCACTTGCTACATTTAATGAACGATCCAGATTAGAAGTATTTAATTTTGCTGGTGTAATACTTGCATCTCTTATCTTTGTTGCACCGTCTAATCCTGTCGTAGCAGAAGTTGATGTTTCAACCTTATCATTTGTAATTGCTCCATTTTGAACAGCTCCAGTATCCACAGCGTCATCTGCAAGCTCTGTTGCCGTTACAGAATTTGTTCCTAATTGAGTTGAAGTTATGCTGCCTGAAACTATTTTAGTTGCTTGAATACTTCCTGCTAATTGTGCATTAGTAATTGTTCCAACTAATGCTGAAGTAGCATAATTAGTAGCACTAGTTAAATTAAATGCTGGTGTAGCATTAGTCTGGCCAAGGGTTATCGTTACTCCGCCTACAGAGGCAGAAGAAGAAGCGAGTTTAGAAACATCTATTGATCCTGCTAGTTGAGCATTTGTAATTGTCCCTGTCAAAGAAGACGTAGGATAATTAGTTGCATCTGTTAAATCAAAAGCAGGAGTAGGATCTGAAGCACCTAAAGCAACAGTAATTCCTCCAAAACTTACAGAAGAATTTGTTAGTTTAGAATTGACAATTGATCCTGCTAATTGAGCATTGGTTATCGTACCAACTAAAGAAGACGTAGGGTATCCAGTAGCGTCAGTTAAGTTAAAAGCTGGAGTCGCATCTGATTGGCCTAGTGCAACGGTTACACCACCAAAACCAACATTTGAACCAACTAGTTTTGATACATCAATTGATCCTGCTAATTGTGCATTAGTTATTGTGCCTACAAGATTTGTTGTCTTATATCCAGTTGCGTCAGTTAGATCAAAAGCAGGTGTATCATCGTTTTGACCAAGGTTTAATGATATTCCTCCAAAAGAGACAGAAGAGTTAGCAAGTTTACTATTAGCTATTGATCCAGCTAATTGAGCATTAGTTATCGTTCCTGTTAAAGATGATGTTGGGTATCCAGTTGCACTAGCTAAATTAAATGCTGGGGTTGCAGACGTTCCACCAAGTGCTATTGATACACCGCCTAAAGAAATAGTTGAATGTTCTAATTTCGCATTTGTTACTGCATCATCTTGGATCGCTCCAGTTGCTACTTGATCTGTTCCTAATGTTCCAACTTTTGCAGCAGGGATTGAAGCTGCATCAATAAAGGTAAGTCCCGCTTCGATTAGATCTTTAACAGTTACTCGTTTAGTTTCACTAGCACTAATATCTGCAATGGCTAATGGGTCTGTCGCTGCTACACCTGCTTCTGCTAATTCAGGCAGATTACTAATTTCAAGATCAGGCATTTCCCTTAACTAAGAACCAATGAACATATATTACGGCTGATCGAGCAATATGGGACTTCCACTTTGCTGAAGAATCTTATTTTCATCTTCCTGTAACAAGTATCCAGGTGTTGCTCCTGTATTTAAAGTAATCACATCAGTCGTTATAAATTCAATTCTTGTCGTTATTTCTTGGCTCGCAGAAACACTGACAGCAACATTTGTTACAACACATTTAGCTTCGTACCAAACAGTATGAACAACACTATTAGCATCCTTATAGATATAAAAACGTCCATCAAAATCTGCTCCTTGCTGAAGACGAATAATTAATTGAGCAAGGTAAAAAGGAAATTCTGGATCTTTAACAGCAGTATTATCAGCCAACTCTGAACTGTGCTCCCATAAGCAATTTAAAGTTCCTTGACCACTAATTAATCCTGCTTCGTATTGTTTTCTAAATTGAGCACCTAAAGGAGTTAAGTCTACTTGATCTCTATTGGTAGTAATTTCAAAATCTTGTACTCTTGCTAAATGTCTAAATCTAGAGTTAACAGTTTGAAGTGTCACTTCTTTAGCGGCACTAGGAGTAACAAGTGTTAAAGCATCTGATTGTCTTCCTGTAATAGCAGCCGCAAACGTACTAAATAATCTAATTCCACCCATTTTATCAACATAAACATACCAATTTCCATCTGGATGATTATGACCATTTACAAGTTCTAAGGTGCTTTTATCAACTGTTGCAATTTCTACACGATCTCCAGTAATCAACGATCCAGAAGAACGGTCAATTGAAAATCTTTTAGTTGATGTATTTACGTCATGCGGATCTAACTTCGTTTGGATAGGGGATGACAAAGTATCCCTGCGAATTTCTACTTCGCCATTTTGTCCAAAATAAACAGCCACAATTAAGTACTAATAGTGTCAACACTTGGAGCACCATCGACTTCAAAACTAAAATCAACAGATGAAATTTCTCCTACAGAACTACTCATAGAAACTGATGTGACGTAAACACTAAATTCAATATCTCTTGCGTTTGTATCTGAACCTGATGTTTCTTCTAATCTAAGTTTTAAAGTCACCTTGTCTGATTCAGTTCCACTACTTTTTATAGCTGCTGTTAATAAATCAGTTACGTTAGGAGCACCAGCAGCACTAGCGGTATAGTAATAAGCTCTTGCACTACCTGAATAACTTCTAACTCCTGGCTTTAGTGTCCTGTCTGTATCACCCATTGCTGTGATTTCAAGTACAGACATTGACTGTGAAAAGCTCCAGTTTTGTAGTTGAGCAACATTAGCTCCTCCTACTAACAGCTTCCCATCTTTTCCACTGAAATACTTCGCCACAGCCCTAAATCAAAAACATTGCGTTTATTCTACGGTGAATCGAGACAAGCGACAAAAGAACAACTCACATTGCTCAAACCCTTAAAGGTACTTGTTACAGTTGGAGGCCCAGAATAACGCCATTTTAAACCTGATCCACCCGTTTCTCTAAAATAATTACGAAGATCTGAAGGTTCCATCCCTGACGTAGCAAAACCACGATTAAAAGTCACATAATTCCACTCTCCATTTACATCTTCATAATTATCTAAAATCAAAGCAGCATCAGCATCAGAGATATTAGAAAAGCCTAATTGCAATGTGGCATTTACCCGTTTATTACCAAAACGTAAATGTGTCTTTGTACCATCTAACGATTCAAAATCTGTACTTGGATACGTCCCAGGAGA